CCGTAACTTCAAAAGTTCCTGTTTTTGCGATCTCAGCGATCGTGTGAGCTGCTTCTGCCTTTTGGCATAATTCCAAAGCGCGAGTAATTACCGTATTGGTAGTTCTGGTTTTGATAAGATTGATTGTGGCAACACCTAAAAGTGGTAAGAAGTACTTTTCATGTACCTCTCGTATGGTTGGGCGCAGTGCCAAGAATGTTTGGCGACTGTTATGAATGTTAAACCACAGTTGGAAATCATCAGTATGACGATTAAAATGTTCGTTTAACACAGTGAAACTATTTGATGCTCTCCAATGCGGAAATTCATCAAAGTACTTTTCCATTGTCTTTAAAGCATCATCCAATGCCTTATTTCCATCACGAATGAAAGTTCGTTGTAAATCTCGTTTGTCTGCCCAACTACTCTGTTTGGCTTCATCAACATCTGTATCGGTAATACCATAGTTACCAATATGTACTTTCAATACTGAGAACCCTAAGTGAAAAGCTAAATTAACCGTGGCTTCTTCTATCAGCTCACGGACTTTCTTTTTAGAAGATAAATCGTCACTTTGATTATCGATAAAGTATTGATATTCTTCTTCACTTATAAGTGGAATAATGTAGTTACGCTCTGCTTTTCTTATGTAAGGCTTTGCCCTGTCAAAGTCAAACGAGGATAAAACTGTTACATGATTTTGAATTTCTTCTGTTGAATTGATTAAAAAAGCCATTAGATTCCGTTTGTTTGACCAGTCGGATTTTTATCCAACGTCGTTAATACCATATTTTCAAAAGTGGCTTGTAGTGCCTCATCCCATCCGTTGAATTCTTTTAAGAACTCCCATATTTCCAGTGTAGTTTCGCGCTTTGTCTTAAAAAGTGCAGAAAGAATTACAAAAGCGATGCGTTTATCACTTCCCGAACCTGCTCCCATGTTTCCTCCTGGTGTACCTGATCCAACAAGTGTGGAATCCACGCCTTGCGAATAATTGATTTCAGAGTTAGCTGCCGAGGCATCCGGTAGGAAAGAACCATCCTTTAATAAATTATCGATTGGTTCTATTTCAATGGCTTTGATAAAATCTCCATTGGCATCTCTGATTTTCTTAGAAAACAAAGTCCTTCCTGCAGATTCATTGCCTGATAAATGTTCATCAATAGCCGTGATTAATTCTTCTTTTATCTTTTTCTTTTTAGCTACATCGTACTCTTCCCAATCATCGCCATATTCGTCAGCAAAATATTGGTCAGAGATATACACCACATATTTGATGTTGATCTGATTTTCAAAAAGATATTTCTTATACTTTGGTATGGAATTCGACACTTCCATCCAGCCGTTGTGATAGACTGCGTGCCAGCTGGTCTTATTATAATACGTCTCATCTGTCATCGTATAATGTGTAGGAATGACAAACTTGTAGATTCGTTTTTTCTTGCAATATTCTCTTATTTCATCCGCAGTCCAGAAAGGATCCATGCAATGGATCTTAGATGTATATTCGTTATTGGTCTCAGTGCCTTCCCAATTAGCGTTCAAATACACTTGCTCGGAAATACCCGTACTAGGATTTATGAGTTCTCGCCGACACCACGCTGTTTTTTTGCGACGAACATGCGTTATTTTTTGAAAGTCCTTACTAATAATGTACTCAGGAAACGCCATACTGAAAGTTTCCAAATCTGATATAGTGGAAGTGAAAAACTTAGGCATTTTGTTACGCTTCCAAAACGAAAATATTTCTTCATAGTCCTCTAAGAATTGGACTTGTTTGGTGCGCTTTCCGTTTTCATCTTTTTCATTCTTGAAAAAGGTTACTCCGTTTCCGTAGTGGATTGCTTTCAATAAAGACAAACCTCCTGAAGCCGCGCCATTAAGTTTTAATTGATCTAAGAATTTTTGTGGATATCGGTTGTCGCTTCCCCAAGGAGCAATCTTTCCTTTTTCAAACTTTCCCGATTCTTCTTTAACTTTTACTGTCGTTGGTGCGACAGGAGCAGAAGTTTTGCCAGAGAAAATAACTGAACTTCTACCAAAATAAACTCCTTTTGTACTTGTAACACCTGCCATATTAATACACGACTTGCATGCCGTTAAATTTGGTTATTAAATCAATGTGAATTTTTACCGGATGTGATCCATCACAGCGATCAATATTTCGTGTTCTGTTTTTGTAATGATTCGGATTTCTTCTATTGCGTGGCAGTTCACTTGTTTCAGTGCGAAGTACATCAACAATATTTTTTTTCTTATCTGTTACCATACAAAGCTTTGCTTGCTTGGAAACCATAAGTTTTCCGCCCATTTTATTACGCTCATTCCATGTGCGCCATTCAATGTCAAATGCAACCAGATTACCATTGGCATCAGTTTCGCGCATTTTCTCTAAAACAGAATTGAGAAATATTGAATTTTCCATACTACGAAGGTCAATTTCTACTAACCAAAAAAAAAGGACACCTAACTTTGAGCGTTTTTGCAATTGGCTTTCTCATTTTTTAAAATATAAAATTCTGATTTACAATGTTTTGAGTTTAAAAATTCTTTTAACTTTCTCAAAGTCTGCACGATCACCCCGCCGTAGCCTAACGGATTTCTTCACTTTCCTTTATTGAAATTGCCCGATATATGAATTTTGGGTTGTCAGAAGTCATTTTCTTCCACCGAAGAGTGGAATAGACCAACGATCTTGTTTGTTAGTAATGAGCTTCATCACCTTATCCTTGTATCGCCAGTAAGGTGCAAGGTCGAACGCATCAGACAGGTGGGTGGCATGCTCCTGTGGTGTGGTCTTTGATCGCTCGGAACTCTTATCCTTTTGAATCCCGTTGTTACCTTCTTTAGCTGGAGCATCCTCCAACGATACGGTAAGATCATACGCATTGTGCATATTGATTCTCATCTTAGGGAGTCCCCTTGTACCACCAAACTTTAAAAGGAAGTTAACTACGATGAACTTCTCATTGTGTGGTGGATCTAGTGTGGGAGGAGTCTTAACTATCACCTTCCACCCGTTACGCTTGAATGCAGCGATGGCTTGTTGTGCTAGTGTTATACTACTGTTGGCTTGACGATTGTTACCATTACGATCGTAATACAGGTGTATTACTTTCTTTCCATGAGAAGAGTAATAAGGAGCAAACTGTTCATCAATAAGGTCGTCTATAATCTTTGGATTCTTTACCCACAATGATTTCAAGAACTTCCACTCCTCTCCATCGTCCTGTGAGATCACCATCGAGTTGAATACTCCCCAGTCTAATTCCACAATGAGAGGTTTGTTTTTCTTTAAATCAGAGTCTTGTAAACAGTTGAATGAACTCTTACTGGCATTGACTCCCAATGATTCTAAATAGGTATTATTAAAGTTCTCGTAATAATGTACTGCTGGATCTAGCGATGGATAGAAGCTCTCTAGTACAAACTTTGGTCGTATGTTTAATATTTCCGCATTGTAATGCGTAAGGCTTGGTGCATTGACCTTCATTCGATCGAACCATCCTCTTGTTAAGTTATGAGCATTAGAAAATGCGTTTGCTTTGGAGAAGAACCACTCATTTGGATTTTTAATTTTGTTTGATATACCGTTTCTGGCATCTTGTATAAGTTTATCATAGGAGGTGAACCACTTTCCTTTTTTTGTCATTGGAGTGGAAGAGGCGAATATTTCAGCATTGAGAAGTGGTGACTTTTCAAACCACACTTTTTTTGCCCTGTTGGTAGTCTGCACATTGTTAAACAGTCGTTCCGGATCTAGTAAAGCTGCCTCATCCCCTATAACTATATATGAGTTCAATCCACGACCGCTGTTAGGATTATCTAAAGAAACCAACACTAAAATAAAGCCATTGCGAAAATGGATGACATTATCCCACTTGGATGGACTTTGATAAGGCATCTCAAAGCCTAGTTTCTTTCCACATTTACCGACAACATAATCAATACCTTCATAATAGCCGAACATCTCTAAACCTTCCTTGGTAGAAGGTAATGTTCTAGAGAGCATTTGAATATATGTTTGTCCGACCAATATCCCTGTTGCCCTTGGTAGTTGTATTGCAGCTTCTTTAACAATCCATCCTAGTATTGTAGATTTCCCTGTTCCACGAGCCCATTCCAGAAAAATATATTTTATAAATAAATTCAGTGCCTCTACAACTGAATATTGAGGTGCATTTAGGTTAACTATCTTCTTCTCCATCATTCACCTCCTTAAAATAAACATCTTCTATGTTTGGATACGAATTAAAGTCAACTACTCCCTTGTTTAGTATTTGATCTCTCAAAATCTTACGCACATCGCGAGGTACCTTAATAACATATTCATGCGCTTTGAGCTTACCACGATCTATGTCAGTCTCATCGACATTGAAATCAAATAATTCCTTGTAGCTATCCAGTATCTTTTTAGCAAGCTCAATTTCCTTGTCTTTCAGTGCTAATTGATAAAGATTAAAGTAATGTTCACGAAGGATCATGCGCTCGGCACGGGCATCAGTTTCATCCAGTTCTCCATAGATAAACGTCGCTTTATTATAAATACGATAAGCAGTTGCAAGACTCACCTTCTTCTTGTCAGTGGAGTACTCCTTTACAAACATCTCAATAGCTTGCGACCTTGAGTACTTATTCTTTAGGCGCAACGTAAAAATGTATCGACATTTGTTTTTCGTATCTTCTTCCTTGGGACTCAACGCAATTGTATCATCTAAAAAAGAAGCTCGTATTTTCTGAAGCGAAGAATCTTTATTGAACTTAACTATCTGAGGCATTTATCAATTCATTTAATTTTTTTATATCTATATCCATTTGAGTGATTACCTTTTGCTTTTCGGATATTTTTCTCTGGAGGTTAGCACGCGCTTTTGTATCTGTTGTAGATTTTAATTTTAACAGGTAATTATTAACTGTTTTCTCTCGCTTACTCTTTCTGGAATAAAGAAGTTGACGCTCTCGAACTTTCGCCATTGGAGATAGCAAAGTATAGTCTTTGGAACTAGATGGAAGCAGCTTTTTATGTGCCATGTAGTAATCTATTTCAGTCCAAATCTGATCAATAAGCTTGGTAAGTCTCATTATTTCAGTGATCAACTCTAGTGCTTCAGCTTCTTGCCTTGGCGCAAGTCCATTAAGTTGATGCTTTAATTCCCATCGCTTATAAAATGCCTGGTTCTTTTGCACGAATCGTTTTCTAAGGATAGGATCAGGCAGCATTGCCATGGTGACTTTTCCATTATCCTGAGTTAAAGATTTTTTTATTGGATCTGGTGGAGGAATTGGTGGTTGAGTCGATTGAATATTTTCAACTGAATTAATGGGAATACTAACATTTAAAGCTGATTTTTTTAGCTTATTAAGCTCATATAACAAAGTAGCTCGATTTCTAGGATTCTCTCCACGCTGTAAACGGGTAAGTATATTTTTGCTAGCTTTTGGAAGCATAGCATAAATACGAACACCTGTTTGGTAATCTCTAGAATCTTTGAACCACTGAACTATATCCATAGTTCAAAAATGGAAAGTGAAGGTTTTTAAAAAAAGGACAGTTAAGCTAGAAAGCTTCATTCTGTCAGTGTTATCACTAAAAAAGGCATGCTACTGAAAACATGCCTTTTAGAAATAAAATAAAAATAAAGATGGATAATAAATTATGCTTTTTTCAATTCAGCAATACGTGTTTGAAACAGTTCTTGTACCTTTTTACTTTCGGGTTTTGATTTTGCTAGAATCTCAATATCTGAAATGATAGTCGCTTTATTAATTAAATTCAAGATTGTGTCTACTTTTTCATTCTTAAACAATTCTTCAGCACCATCTTTTAGTTTCAAATATGGAAAATTGATGTCTTTATAACATATAAGGGCTTTATCTTCTGGAAACGCAAGCCTTAGATCCACAATACCTAATCTTGGTGTTACGTATACCCTAGGATGCCCGATCACCTCAAAATGCGTCATTTGAGGTGTCATACTTTCAATTATTTTTTTATTTAACTCTTCACTCATTACGCGTGCATTGCTACATTACCTTCGTAAACAGGCGCTGGACTACTTGATGTGGTTGAAACAGATATTTGCCACCCGTTGTCATCCTCTGGTCCTTTACCAGTAGTACCAGAAGTATCATCCATATAAACAGGATTTAGTTTGCTACCAATAAGTCGCATACGTCCTGTTTTCTCAGTAACTATGAATATTAAAGGCACATTCATATACTGGCGAATAAAACCAATATTTCGCTTTGAGGTATTTGGAAGGAAGAATTCGTACATACTCTTCACTTTCTTATTACCCTTGTTACCTACAAGTTCATCTTTAACTTCCCCTGTCTCAGTTTGCGCCTGTAGTTTGAAGAAACCTTTTGTAGCAACAAAAGTGATATCTGCAGCTATTGTGGCTAAACTTTCCAAAGTTGTAGTGGTTGGATCACCACCCAATGCAGGTAATGCTGGAAAGGCATCAATGTGATCTGCCACTGCTGCGAAAACTTGTGTTTCTGAGGTACCAGCAACCAATTCTTCATTGACACACATTGTCAAATCCTCTAATGGAACGTTATCAAAACAATTTGTTGACATAAGATTATTTTTTTAATTTTTGAACATAAGTTGATCTTCCATAGACTAACATTTCCATAGCATCTTCATCTTGAAGCCACTCTTGTTTAGTCCTAACTAAACCGTTAAATCGAAAAGCATCTGGAGTATCTTTTTTAAATACCCATTTTGTAGAATTACTATCTGTATAGAATAATACAGGTGCCTCTACTGAAGTATCTGTTTCCGTATTTTCGGTTTGATTTTCTGAGTCAGCTTTATTATCCTCTGGTGGTATTTGCTGACTTTCTTTATCCTTTGCACTATAATGACCTGTTATAGCTTTTTGCAGGTCTTTATAGCCTAATTCCATAAATCCAGAAATCCCCAGTTCTTTCGCTTTTACTTGCAGTTCTTCTGTGGATTTCCCTATTACATTATAATTTTCCATAGATTACTCTTAAGCGGTTATCTGAGTATATTCACGTGGATAGTACAACTCATTGAGTTCTGAATTTCCAAGACCTCTCTCAGTTATTGAAGCATGGTTAGAACCTACAATAGTGAGTTCGTTTACGGCAAAATCATAACCTAGAGTAAACTCACCAAAGATTTTGATCTTGTAATCTTGCTTTTGAACATCAACAATTGTTGCAGGATTTTGGATAAGGTCAACCATTCTGATCAAGTTTCCAGAAACGGATGAAAGAATGGTATTGTCATCTAACCCAGTAAGAACAACTAATTTTTTTTCTAATAGAGGAGTCATTGCAAATCCATCAGCTTTGAAATCAGTGTTACCTCCATTGAGTTCTTTGTGCTTTTTCTTAGCTCTCAAATAATTTCTATGAGAAATGAAAATTTTGTCAATCAACTTGACGTAATCCAAAGGAATTGCTTCTTCATAAGATTCGATAACATCCAAAATGTTATCATCAGTTACCGTGTCAATTGGAATCTTGAAGTATGGATTGTTTGTGTTTGTTACATTATTTTTCACAATTGTATTCAAACCATCCATTGAGTATCCAAATTCAGGGTTTTCAGCAAATGCACGTACTGGATCAAAAATTCCATTCATTGATAAGATATCTACATCTGATATAATTTTTGCTGGAAGCATTGTCTTCAAAACATGCTGAGAAATTGATTTGTCTTTAATTTCTTTGCCCTCATCATATTTCTGTTCAATCCAAGAACCAAGTACTTCTGCGGGAGTAAAACCAAAGTTTACCTTTTGATGGTAATCTTTACTTACCTTTCCACGGAATTGAACATTCCCCATTTCTGTCCATTTTGGTTGAAAACCTTGAACAACATGTCCTAAAACAGCGTTTACCGTTGGATACTCTCCTCTGATTTTAACCACAAGTTTAGCATGCTTGTTCAACTCAACTTCTTTGGACATAATAGCGCCATTAAGAACTTTTGGATTGTCCTTAACAAATCGCTTTGTTTCGTTTAGTATTTGATCAATATTTACACTCATGTTTAGACTTTATTATAGATTTGATTATGAGCATCAGAAGAATTTACGATTCCATCTTCATCATTGAATCTGTCACCATCTGATGCAGTTTGTGTTGGTGTTTCTCCTGGTTGCGATCCATACTGTGCAACCGTATCTCCAAGTAACTTGATAGATGCTTCTGTAGAGTCTGCTGCATCTAATGAGGCAACTTTTAATGCATCCGTGACTGCATTTTCCAAAGCTGTTACTTTGTTTTCAGCTTCATTGTTTAATGAAGTGTCTTCTGCTTTGTTTTCCTCTTGATCAGCAAGTTTGCTTTCTAAAGCTTGTAACTGTGCTTCGTTAAGAAAAACTCCTTTTTTGCCACCAAAAAGTTTTGTTGACAGCTTAAGACCATCTTCCAAACCTAATGTGGCAGCTAGTTGTTCAAAATTGTTTTGTTCTTCTGCCATGTTCTGATTATTATGATTTTGTGATTTGTTTGTATCTGCGAGTTCAAAAATTCTGTCAATCGCATATTTTTTGTCTCCAATTGCATCAATCAAACCTTTGTCTTGAGCTATACTCATGTCAACATAATGTTGACCGTTCAGCACTTCGCTATTTACTTGAGGTCTGTACTCTTGAATTTCCTGTAGATATTGTTCATTAATAGGATCAAGCTCTTCTTTGATCAGAGGTTTCAAATTCCCTTTTTTGGCTTCCCTACTAGTGTTGTTTTTCTTTGTAGATTTTGTTGCATAAGCTTCTATTACTTCTGCACCAAGTTTTTTATAGTATCCATCGAGGATAAGATATTTACACATTGTACCATTACTACCTACAACATCCGAATACTTATTCATTACAATTTCATCCGTTGCAGAAGCAATGTAATATGCTGCAGATGCAATCATACCATCACTGTAAGTCAATGTTGGTTTAGGATAGTCTTTGACATATCTGGCAAATTCTCCTGTGCCCGATACTTGTCCGCCACCGCTGTCTATGTCAAATAAAATACCAACGATATTGTCGTCGGCTTTCCATTTTTCCATTCTCGATTTCATTTCACGAGTACCAGCTGGTCCGCACCATTGAGAATACTTAGTAATTGCACCTTTAATTGGTAGAATTGCAACTACTTCTTGCTTTTCTTCTTCTTCCTCAGTAGCTGTATTGTATTCTTCCTCATCAAAAAATTCCATGGAAGTATTCATGAAAATAATTCCTGAACTAGAAGATTGTTTTTCAGGAAGTTCTCCTTTATTAAGAATACTCAATAATTGAGGTATAAGAGCATTGGCAAATTGATCTGTTATCATCCATTTGCTGCTTAATAAACTATGTAAATTAGCAATATTGCTGCTCATAAAATTGTATCTATAGATTTTCTACGATACAATTTTACCCCTGTTGAAAGGGCTAAAAAAGGACACTATAAATAGCCTGCAATCACACTTGCTAAGAAAGGATTACCGTCAAATTCATTAATTGTTCTTATCAGTGGTCGCACCGTAGTTGCACCAGATACACTTATTTGATATCCGATATTTCCTTCTTGATTTTTACTGTTGATTTCTTTATACGTATAGGTAAGAGGTTGATCTGTATTTCCGTATATAAATACACGATAATCTGTAGACTCCAAAGCCACCACAACCTTTTTGTTGGAGAGTTTGTCTAAAATGGAAAGTATAGATTCTTCCTGTGGTATCACGTCAAATGTGATTTTATGGTTCCATCGCGCACCTTCTTTAACGGTGGTCTGTCTGGAATTAACACTGACATTTTCGGGAAGTACTTTTACGGTCAATGTGTTTTCTGAAGTAGTAATTCCTATGGAAGTATTATTCAAAACTTCGGCAATCGAATAAATGATATCACTAGGCAATAATAAATGTACCTTTTTGATTCTTTTTAAAAACTCTGATTGATTACAAATTTCCATAGCTTAAAAATTAAAGGACAATTTGACCATTTTCAGAGGACAATTTGACCATAGTTTTTTTAGTTAAATGATTCACAATATTTTCACTCGTAGTTTTAGGATATTTCTTCTTTCTGCCATACTCTCTATACAAGCTTTCAAAATTAATATCGTCTTCCGTAATACCCATTTCTTCCAAAAGTTGGATCATGGCCACTTTAGATTTCTCTATATCAAGTTTGCGACTAATATCCATGTGAGTATACACAACCGTTAAAAAGATGGAATGAATTGCTTTATTAAAATTCAAACAATCTTCCCACTCAGCAAACTTACCAAGTCGATCAACATCGTTGTCTTTCAATATAATGGTAAATTCTGCTTCGGCTTTCTTTTTTACACGGACGCGATATCCTTTCTTAAGTACTCCAGCAATAAGCGCTCCTATAAAGTCAGTAGGTTTATAAGTATATGGATGCGGAAAGTAATATTCCAAAAACTTTTTGATGTGCTTCGAAACAGGTATTTTTCTTTTTACTGGCATTTACAAATGATATAAATGCAATATAGATATTATCTATTAAAACGAGTTTAACTATGTTTAACAACTATAACTGTATTACTGCAACTATAGGAATATCTTAGTAAAAAGTGTGTGGTGAAATTGTGAAGAAATTTAATTTTGAAGCATGGCATTAGATATTGTTATAAATCCCACTGCAGATATCTTCTTTACCGAAGAATATCATAAACCTATCATGGATAGCTTCAAGTTTCATTTGGAGAAAAATTTTAGCAATTCATACAAGACTATAAATCGCGAAGTTGTCATTTTTGATTATCATCCAGAGACACAGAAATTTGAACTCATAGAAGTAAAACCAATGTACAAATACCCAATAGAAATTACTATTGAAAGATGTAAAAGGTTAAAGGAGCAAATGAAAGGGAATACTTAACTACCAATCATCTTCATCGCTGTCTTTTGATTGTCCGCCAGTCTTTAAATATTCGTATATACTTTGGTTCATGTCATTAAGTAGTTTTCCAATTAACAAGGGATAAAATTTGTATTCTCCTCTTGCTTTTCCATTTTTCCTAAAGTATTTTTTCGAATTATTTAAGTCAACTTCTAGCCAATATCCACCATCTTCATATTTATCTTCAATAGATATCGGTTCTAATTTATACCTACCTTCTTTAAATGAAATACTAATGGTGTAACGCACATGATGGTATGCCTTACCTACTAATGTAGTTCTGTAAAATCCTTGAAGTTGTACACCAGTAAAACGAATCATTTTGTCATCTATAGAAGTTTTAATAACTTCATCTGGATTTTCATAGTTTTCCTTAATCCAATTAATAGCTCTTTTATAAAGTTCGCTCTTTGAAACAGAATCAACTTCCACAACTAAATACTTAGGAGTTAGTCCTTCAGTATTATAATTAAACTTTTCTTGTGCTTGCAAAAAGCTAGTAACAAATGCCAAAACGATGAGTATACTTTTTTTCATAATAATCAAAAATTGAATGAGTTAGTAAATATATAATTTTTCTTACGAAGTACTATTTTTTTTCTTAGGGCATAACACCCTTTTTTAATTTTTTGCAATGAAATGAAAAAAAATAACGTTATTTTACGGGAAGCCGTAAAATCATATAGATAATAAAGTTTAATATTACGGAAAACCGTAAAATTAAATACCGTAATTTTAGTACGGTAAAACCGTAAAAACAACAAATACTTATAAAGTACAAATAAAATTAGTGTACTTTTAAAAAAAATATTAACATAAAATCGTGAAAAAAAGAAACGCTATATACTGAAAACGAACGATTTAAGATTTTAGATTTGTGTATTAACAAATTCTAAAATCATCACATAATGAAAAAATTATCACTAATCTTCGTTTTATTATTTAGCCTTTCATTTTTCAATTCTTGTACACCAGAAGCATTAAATGAAGAATCAACTGAAATCCAAGTTGTTGACCCAGACGATGACGGAACAATCGATGACGGAAACACAGACGAAGAGTACTAAATTAAAAGCTATAATCAAAGGCATAGGTGCATTTTTGATTGTAACTATGTCTTTATTTCATGTTTTTTTTGAATCAAAATCCAAAGAACAAATTTTACATGCGCCTAAATATAAGCAGGAAGTTCAAGTTAGAGACAAGGCAGAAGAGGATCTATTAATAAGATTTGAAAAAGACTTAGTATCAAAAAAAGAATTCATCGAAGAGCTTAGAAGGCAAAAGGAGCATTATAAATCAAGTCTAAAAACACTATCTGATAAAAGAAAAGCGCTAGCAAGAGAACATTCTTTTCGCGGAAGAAGTAGTTTTCATTTTTGGTTATTCGCTTTTGGTTTAGTAAGTGCACTTTTCTTCTTTAGCTGTAAATCTTTATATGATGATATCGTAAGGAGCAGCAAATTTAAATTTCATTTGGTTTCTATCTCGGGAGTCATTGTCAGTTGTTTCTACTTTATTCATTTAATATTCTTAACACAAAATGATTTCAATAAAAACAAATATTTTATAGTTCTACTTGTTTGTGCTATACTTTTCTCTGCATTCACTTATTTCTTAGTGAAAAATTACACCTACAGGGAAGATATCATATTGAATCAATTATCTTTTATAGAAAGAATAAGAACCATACATTACCCTAAAATAGCCATTAAAGCTAGATATGCTGAAAAATACGGAGAAGTCCTAGAAACTGAGTCAAATTTAGAAGAGCAAATATTAGATTTCGAAAAGGACTTAATTAACACTATAAAAAATTCTTAGATGCTTAAAAGGACAAAAAAATAGAAAATTTGTTACTTGATATATTTCTTCTTAAAAATGATATAGAAATCTAATTTTCGGCTGTATTTTTTTGATTTTTAGAGTTCATAAGCTTTTGTTTTTCTTTTAGCAATCTATCTATCATTTCATCTTTTTTTATTCCATCAATGATTTGAATCATTATTTCATTTCTTTGATATCTCTCCCAATTTTCTGATACGTGTTTGACTATTTCGCTTTCAGAAAAAGAATCTATTTCCCTTTTTTTATCATCATTTAAAAACATTTTGTCACTTAAATCAAATAGAAATAAAGGATTTATGCCAAATGTATTGACCATTTTTTGAATAATATCAAAGCTTGGTTTTGTCACTACTAATTCCCCACTTCTCAATCTACCTTTCGTCATTCCATCTATAGTTGGATTGGTGACTCCCAGAGCTTTAGCAAAGGAATTATTATTAAGCTTTAGCTCATGAATTATCTGAGATATTTTTTGGGAGGTATTATTCACAAAAAAAAAATGTTAAAAAAACATGCCAAATGTTTTGTTTTTATGCCAAATGTATTATGTTTGTATAACAATATTAAACAAATCGAACACAATTTAACAAGAATTTGCCAATTATGTGCCAACGAAGCGTCAAAATAAACAAAAAGTCCGACAACGACACTATAGTCGTAACAGATACTTTGAAAACGCTTACGTATCATGACCGTTTTGTATGGATAAATGATGCATCCAACAAAGAAATTCGCCAAGAGGCGCAAAGGCAACTCTCCAAAGCAAAAAACCCAAAAGTTTATTACAGCATCCTACTATCGGGCATTAGTACAAGTGGTGTACCGATTTCCGAAGATGTAATGAAAAAGGCGTATTTGACCTTAAAAACAGTGTTCTGTGAATATTGGAACATAAGACTTCCCATTTTTAACGAGTTGCTTCATGCAGAAGAAGACGAGCAACTACAATTAGCTTTAAAATAATGGATGGCTCGGTAAACATACAACAAGGATTGATAGACGTGCAGGAATTTATGCCGCAGTTTGTTTCGTATTTAAAGCAGCAAAATCTGGTCATCGTTCCAGCAGCGTTTGCCAACAATCAAAATGAAGAAGCAGAACTCAGAAAAACGCAAGCGAAACTACTACGCAAAAAGAGTTTGACCATTCACGAGATTTCAAAAAACAAAATCATCCCAAAGACATTTAATACAATCAGTACCTGGACCAAGAATGGAACCTTTAGAAAAGATTCCGTTTTCCCAGACTCAACTGGCACCACAAAAATACTAACGGACGAAGTAAAGCGCGTTCGGAAACTAAAAGGTTATGAGTGATGCCAAAGATAGTATTACAACGAAAAAAGGGAACAGCTATTAAAGAAATACATTGTGCTACCATGGCAAAATGTTTACAAGAATATGTAAAAAACTATGCAAAAAACTGGAAAATAGTCAAGCAATGAAACATGATAAAGTTACATACACAGACGCTGACGTGATGGAGTATTTCAACACCCAAGAAGACAATCGACTTTGGGTAGTTGGTAAACACTTTGGAATTTCCGAACTCACAGTAAACAGTATTATCAATAGGAATTTGAAACGAAATCAAGTAAAGCGATGATTTTAAAATATAGCAATTGCATGAACGTAACCCATTCAATATGTAAGAAGCGACTCAATTGATTACGTCTTGACCTTTCGGTGGCGGTCAACCTAACCGATGACATCTTGGAAAGAATAGTGAAATGACAAGACAGACGGGAATTCAAAAGACAAACGATGAATTGAGTCTGACGGCTCGGAAAGACGAGCATTTTAAAGATAACAGGGAAGCCGAAAACTGATCAGAGTAGGCATAATATAATTTTTAGGTTAAATAATATTTTTAAGCGTAGTGAGTGCGGAAGCAACGCCGCACTCATTTAACCTAACCAAATTGTCTAAGTATGGAAAATCCTGAAATACAACAGCTTCAGCAAGACATTGACAATATTCAGCAATCAATCATCAATCTTGATTCTGACAATTCAATCAAAGGTGATCAGAAAATTGAAAATCGAAAGCACTTACAGAACACGCTCATACGTCTCAACAATAAACTAGATACAGTGAGAGCAAATGAAATTGAAGTTAATGATCCAGAATTAGTCGCTGTTTAAATATGGAATCAGAATCATATATACCACCAAGACTTTACTGTTTTGAATGCGAGATTGAAACCAAAGTGAAGTATAACAAAGATGGTTATCCGTACTGTAATCAATGCGGACTAAAGCATTAAAGCCGTGAAATTATGAAAAATCAAAATTTAGGAAGAACTGCCACAGACAAGATTACACAATTTAGTGGAGTAATTGTTGGGCATGCCGAATACTTAACTGGATGTGATCAATATTTGGTAAAACCCGATTGTGATGACACCAAGAAGTACCCAGAAGCACAATGGTTTGACGAAGGGCGTTTATCATTTGGTGAAGTCAAAATAAGTCAACAGGAAGTAACATCTGATGAAAAAGGGTGCGACTACAATGCGCCTAAAAAATAAAAGGCTTTTATAGTATTACACGCGAGGAAACGGCACACGGAAAACAGGGTTTGACAAACATTTCGCAGTCAAGACTGTTGTGTCTACGAGAATGCATGCCACTCGGTTAATAACTTGCAAGACTTTAGCGGGAGATTGAAAGGAACTCCACTTGGTCACACATAGCAGGGAAACTCAACGAGTTTTCGGAAACAGGTGCTTGAAACGTAAAAATGATAGCTTAAATGTTAGACTGTTGCAGGTTCGATTCCTGACTGCTGGCAAATTTTAAAAACAATTTTTTATGAGTACTGAAGCTATTACAGCAGAAGTGATCTTGAATGATTTCTACAAAGAATCTCAGCAAGTCACAAACAGAGCAAGCGCAATGACCGAGTCTGAATTGGAAAGTCTACAGGCTAAATCGGAAAAGGTAAAGGAATTTGGATTTATTAATGCAGTTCCAGTAGAAGACTACAAGTCGGTCACTTCTGCCTTAGAGTATATCAAAATTGGAATGCCTTACAGATTCATCACGGAAGAAGGTATTAAAAGAGTCTGTGAAAAATACGGATTATTATTTGGTAACACGCGCCGCTATTTAGGAGACATTCCAGATAAAAACTTGGAAGATATACAAACGTTTAAAAAATTATACAAGAGAAATCTAAGCCGTAAGAATTCAGATGATCTTTTTTTAAGTATGGAATCATCCTTGCTTTCTGCAGGATCAGTACCTTCAATATTTAATCCATTTTCTGGATCAAGGCTCAGAGAACAAATGGATGGACTCGCTACAATGATGAGAATGGAGGAATTCATGATTGCAGCTCCTGCAGAGATGATGAAGCACGATCCCGATGAGATCAAAGACAATCACATTCTTGTGGATGATCCCATAGTATTCAAGAAAGTGAAAGGAGGATATTTGATCGTGACAGCTTGGGGAAAAGAAGCGTATGATCCTGAAATAACAAACCATCATCATAATTAAAGAAATGATGGAAGTAAATTATTTAACAATTATTGCGGCTTTTGGCGGCTTTGCCGTTGGAATCCTAACTACAATCATTGCCATAACCTTACATGATAAGTATTTGGCAAAGGAGGTAGAAAAACACCCGAAAGATGGATTTGAAGATTGGATTGGACAACTAAGAGTTTCTAAAAAATAATCAGGAGGTAGTTTATTTGAAAGGCTAAATTTTATTGTTGTTAGTTAAAACCTCACGCGGGGTAGAGCAAATGGTAGCTCGCTGGGCTCATAACCCAGAGGTTACAGGTTCGAGTCCTGTCCCCGCTACAAAGTAATAAAAGAAACCCACTGCCTATATAGTTTGGCGACTAGCAGTGAGTTTCATAAATAAACATAATATGTTACAGTCAAGGCACAGGAAGCAAGGTGTTTCGGCGGTATCAGCTATCTATGATAGTGCACAACCGCCGAGCCTTACTTATCCAGTAATTACATCAGAAGACTTTAAGCAGTCACTTGATAATTACTCATTATTTGTACACGAGTATAACAATACTACGCTGGTAAAATTAAACAACGATGTAGACAACCACAACAGTTTGATTGACAAAATGGTCCAGATGAAGGTTGTCCAGGAGCAGGATATCTTTAAAATGAAGGACAAATACGATCGTAGACTTCGAGAAACATACGGACGTTGCACTATTCCTGTAAAACTATACAACGCCCATGTAAATGAGTTTAATGCCGACAATCGCGTTAAAATCAGAAAGAAGAAACATCATAAAGTAAAGCAAGCCAGTAAACAAATATTTGCAGCTATTCTCAGTCATTGCGCCTATAAATTAAAGGGAAGAAACCTATGGTGCTTACAAGCAAATGAATCAACCCAATTGCGTCTGGATGAAGGATATGAATTTCCACTAAGTGCAAAATCATTGTTAAATGTAAACTTGGATCTGGGCACTAGTACTGAGGTCCCAAAGTTAGATCTAGATAAAGATACAATTCATAGACACATAGCGCGATTATTGGACTGTGGAGTGATTGAAGAATACAGGTTCCGAGGCTATGATTACGCTCCAATGGCAAAGCTAAACCCTTTGGTTCTTCGCATATCTGACGGATACAAACCTTACGAAAAATATACCGATACAGGGGATTTCACAGCAAAATACGGATATAACAACAGTTCCTATAGTAACCAAGTTCAACATAAAAATAATAAGGCTACTGCTAAAGCAGATGCCATAGATAAGGAAGAATTGGAAGCTTTAAAAAAGGTTCAGTCGGTTCTCTATCCACAGGTTTCCAATTCTGCGATAAGTGATCCTAACGGATCAGAATTCTATAGGAACACAGGGAAGCAAGTTGCGGCGGCTGCGCCAAAAGAAAAAAAAGCTGCGGCAAAAAAAAGAAAAGAAATTTTCCCGATAAGAGAGTCATTTCGTGTGCTATACAATAAAAGTGTGTATGAATTGGCTAATGAACTAGCCGCAGGAATACATAATAACTACAGACCTTTACCAATGCGAGACTTGATTTGGGAAGCACAGTATGGAACTATTGATAAAGAGCAGTTTAGGCGAATAATTATCTATGACTTTATATGCACCACCGCCCGAATATTTAAAGACAAAAAAGTATACCAAGGTGAATGGACCAACACAATAAAATACTTTTTTTATAACTATTTTTTCAGCAAAACATCTGGTATTTATTCCAAACAATATCAGCTAGAAAAACTTGAAGAGTTTCGCTGGCGCCTTAAATGGGTAATAAGCTACTGTTCCAGATATCCTGATTATAAACTGCTATACCCAAGAGAATATTTCAATCTCACACGAACCAATTCCTACGAAGGTGGCTTTGGATATACGAAAAAACACTTCAAAAAGCATGAAAATTATCTAAAGAACGAAGCTGATAAAAACAAAGATTCACTCCAAAAAAAGAAGCAAAGAGAACTGACTCATAAAATTACTTTACGCGCACGTAAGTATTTGAAAGGCAGATGCAGATTTGAAGAATTAACAGGCTATGTAGAAAGTTTGGAAAAGAAACACCACAAGAAAAAAGGTACACTGGCCAGAGCATTAATCAACATTTTAGAAGTAGAAAAAAATACAATTCAACATGCCCAGAACCAACAATTGTAGCCACGGACAAAAATACTTTTGCAAGCATTGTTCCAAAATAGTAGCCATCATTTGCTTGAAAAACAATGCAAAGCACAAATACGGAGGTAGAAATACAGTCACAAGATATTCTCTACTCCAGGAGGACCACAAAAAAGATGATGTGATCATCACCAAAATGAAAAATCGATTGCTAAAAATAAATGGAAATAATGCAGAATGTTTTGCAGGTGATTACAACAAAGTTCTTTTCTGCCAAAATAATGGAAGCCAAAATCCACCCATAATTGAAACCGAAGAAGCATGAAAATCAAACTCAAAATCAACAATGATTCTCTGAAAGCGATTAGAAATTCGCTTCAAAAACTGTATGACCTTCAACCTACAACTGATAGAACCATGCGCGTGTATAGATCTATTGGTTACAAACTGGCTGAAACGTTTGATGCCAAGTACAAAAAGGAATATAGAAATAGTAATCTATTCAATCAGAAAAAGAAGTATACCATTGGATTAGAATTTCATGAAGCTGTGGCACTACAAAAGATTCTAATTGAAATTAATGATAAAGATCCACTAGATAATGAATTACATCAAACCTTGATAAATAAACAAATTCATTTCCTAGATGAAAAAACAGTTTGATGGAAGAAGAACCTGAAAAACCGAAATGTGAATGCACGACAGAGCCTTGCGAAGCAGAAGATGTATTTGATATTCTTCAAAAGTGTAAGATCTGTAATAAAATTTTTTAACCTTAATTATATTAAAAATGATCAATTTGTACAGCGCGGAATTTTCCGCAGTTTCCATCCACAAAATTGGAAACAAAAGTAGAAATGAAAAAGTGGTAATATCCAAAGAACCGTACTGGATAACAGATGAATTGAAGCCACTACTAAAAGAATATTTTTTCAAGCCTTTTCGCGAGAAAGAAGAAAACTATTTCCAATTTGTGAGTGAAGTAGATGTTGAATTCAATCCATTGTATGCAATTGCGGTTGATATTTTTAATCAGCCAGAAAGCATCCATATCAATTCAACTAAAATCACAAATCTACTCTATGAACAATCGCAACACCCACATATTAAAAGCGGAGAAGTGTATATTGGATACTTTGAAAATGTCATTATTGACAATGAAAAAATAGATGCAATTGGAATCTTCAAATCGGAGATAAAACACGATTTCTTACAAATAGAAG